TTTTCTCTTTTTTAGATTCTTCACCTACCTCATCAGGTGTAAAGTCAAGGTTTTCTTGTAACGGATCTTCAAACTTAGCCATATATAAAAACTCCTGTCACTATGTGATTATAGGATATAAAAAATGCCACTGGACGCTCAGCCTCTGCGTTTTTCAGCGACTCTTGTTGCTTCTTCGTGTTTTCTAGCCCAAGCATCTGCAGCAGTAGGAAAATCACCAGTGATTCCTTCTAATGCAATACGCGGTGCTGAGATAACACGAAGTGACTCACATTGACAAGTAGGACACGAAATTGTGGTTACCTCCTCATCAATGTAATTCTCTGCGGTGTGGTTTTGTTCACACCTAAATTCATACATTCTCTTAGCCATTGTTCATCTGCTCCCACGCTTCCTCAGAAAGTTTTTTGAGAGTTCTGATCCAATGCAAAACATCTAACTGACCTTTACGAAAGTGTAATTCCTCAAGGCTTTGTGTAGCCATCAAATTGTTTCTTTCTTCAATCATCGTTTCAACATCTGTCAACAAATCTGTGTAGCCTTTTGTTCCCATCATGTTGAAGCGTTCTTCGTAATACTCTTGGAGTTCTTTATCCAATAGGAGTTCTCCTGTAAATGTAAATAAGAATCATTCCTATTTACTTGAGGCTTATCCTACCACAAATAGAACAGTTTGTCTAAATTATTTGCTTATATATCTTTTGATTATAAAAAATCGTATTTATATAACAAAATAATTGTACAAAGTGTTTACTTTTCTGAAATTAAGTCTTAAAATAGATTCAACACTTAAGAAACACACAACAACTAGGAGATAGAAATGACAACATATAAAATTTACCAAGTTAACTTTGACAGTGATTTTTTCAGAGACCACAGATTTTACGGCTGGGACAACACTGACATCTGCACCAAAAAAGATGTTAAAAACGCAATATACGGTGGAGACTACGATTTCGTTGGTGAGATGAGCGCTGATGATCTTAACGAGTTATTTCACATCGGCAACACAGGCGGACAGCCAAACGGAGCTGCCAGCCTTTCAGTTGGAGATGTGATTGTTGATGAACACGGAGGAACAATCGTAATCTCTCCAGAAGGTTTCGACCTTATCGGTTTCGATTTAACAGCTTAATTTTAACGGGACTTCGGTCCCAACTTTTAGGAGATTCAAAATGAAAAAATACACATACAGCGATCAACTTTACTCAGACTTCTACAAAGATGTTTACGGTTTCCGTCCTAGTCGAGATGATTCATTTTATGCAGCATCACCCAAAATCAAACAAGCTATGTGGGATGAACTTGGTGAAATGTTTGAGCGTAATCAGAAAATTGAAGAGATGCAAAAAACTAAGTCAGTCGAAAACTTTAAAGAGTATCTAAATCATTTTGATAGTTATTCTGAAGCTGTTAGTAATATTGTCGAGTTCAATGATTTTCAACACCCATTAGATGTTGAGAATTATGTTTGGAGTCTAAATATTTTGTTCACTGACTTTGGAAAAACTTTTCTTAAAGATTTAATGCATAACTTTGAGAAAAGTTATGACTCTGCTAATGAAATCCCATCTTGTTTTAAATAAGGAGAAATAAAATATGTACATAGAAGATTTTGAATATGAACCTACTTTAGAAGAACTTTACAGAATTTATGTAATTAATAACAGTGGTGAAAAACTAGGATATCACCACAAAACAAATAAACCGCTCATGAATTTTAGCGACTGGCAATGGTTCAGAGAGGAATAGAATTTTTAAACTAACAACAAGGAGATTCAAAATGAAATTAATCAGAACACGACACTTCGACAACACAGTTAGATTAGTGCTAGTTGGTCAGAGAGGTAGAAAATGGACTAAGGCAGTTGTACTGACTACACCGATCAGAGTCGTAAAAGTGGATAACAAAATAGCTGACCGCTTTGAGACTTTCGAGGGTAGCATCCCAAAAGCAAAAAGGTTAGCTAGAGAGTTTGCTTCTTGGACCTACTCAGAAGGCTTACCAAAAACATTAACCAATTTCTTGAAAGGGGCGTAAGCCCTTTTCTTTATTGAGTCATTCTCTTCTCTTGCATTTGCTTATCGACTATCCTCTCTTTTGATTCAATATCTTTTTCTTTAATCATCAGATCAGCAATCTTAGCTCTCTTAGTAAACTCTTCAGTGTCCTCGTCTTTAATGTTAGCTGACAAGTTTCTAATCATGTCAGTCTTAACCTTGTCCTCCATCAGAGAAGCCTCAACCATTATCTTCTGAGCATTGGCTTGTGCCTCTTGAGCATCAGCCATAGACTCTTGCGCTCTGGCTTGCAGTTCAGCAGTCTGAGCAGCAAGGTATTGAAGTTGCGCTTGCTGTGCTTGCATCTGCATCTCTTGAGCCTGTGGATTAGGCTGCGACATTTGCTCTAACTGAGCCATTAACTGCTCTCTGTTTAACAGACCAGAGGTAGACACGATGCTCTTTAGAATGATAGGAACAATAGGAGACTTTGGTCCTAGTGTTTGTAACAAACCAATCAACTGCTGCTGCTCATGCTCTCTGGCTAAAGCACCAATAGAAGACATCGTAGTGAACTTGAAGTCTTTCATCGGATAACGTTCTGGGTCGAACTGCATATATCGATACGCAACCTTTTTAACCATCGGTATGATGAAGTCATCCTGAAACGATGCCATCGCTACCTTGTTCTTTTTAACGATAGCAGACATGGCTAAAGACATTCCCATTCCGTTGTTTTGTCCTCCTCCTGCTGCACTCTTGACCAACTCTGCAGAGTCTAGTGTGCCTGTAGCTTGTAGCAGCATTGCCTCAAAACCTTTTGCTGTTTCATAATTTGAAGCATCTGTAGATCCGAACTTGAACGGTTGTAATATTTCTGAAGGATTGCCGTTAGTCAGTATGTTTTTACCAGCTCTGACTTCAAACTTCATACCTCTCGGTAATCTAGTAGCATCTATGCCCATCATAGGTGCTGTAGTTAGTGCAAGGGAGTCCATATGAGAGCGTAGCTGAGCATCAACAGCCTTTTGCATATTATATGCCTTCTCTACTGTTCCAACTCCGTAGAACAGCTTAGGACGCACTTCAGGTCTATAAATGACGATTGGACGGTCTTCCATCATGTAAGGAGAGCGTTCTGCCTTCAAAAGTTGAGAATCATTGGCAATAACGATGACAGCCTCGACTAAATCAGCCATTTCAGCAGCTTCATCGTCATCTGGGAACAATTCTTCTGCTTTTTGCTCTACTTCACCTGAAGATTCTAATAAATCTCTTGGAACTAGCCCATAATACCGAATTACCTTAACTTTATCGTCTTGATACTCAGTTGCTTCAAGTTTAGACGGTTCTATATCGTCATCTTCATAATATGGCTCGATATCTACCTTTTTATAGACCCCAGAAGCCATTCCACGCACTATTTGATGGTAACTGATGTATTCTTCAACAGCTACGCCTAAAGATTCATCAACTGAGTCAGCATTTGGGTCTACTAAGAGATTACGAGGATGAACAGGCTTAACTTTGACTGTTACCTTCTCTCTTTCAGTAACTCCTACCTCTGCCATGCCTTGTTCTGGCATTTCTTGGGTAGTAGGGATACGTTCTAGCTCTGTTTGAACTAAAACTTCCCCTACACCTGTCCCATACAGCTCTGCTAGTTTAACAATCGATGATACGTTGTTGATGTAAGCGTTGTTATGCGTGTCTTCTAGCAGAAGAGACTGCATAAGCTCAACATCTGCACTGTTTTGATCTAATCCGTCATCACTTATTTCAAACAGTTTTCCGGATCCAGCAAAGCCTTCCATAGTTTCCGCAACCCTGTTATCAACAGCTTGACGGGTAGCAGGACTAATGATTTTACTACGCTCACTGTCCCTTGTACGATCTTCCGCAGCCCAAACTCCATAATATATCCTTTCATATTCATCCCACTTGGTTTCATAATTAGAGTCTCTCCAGTCTCTCCACTTGTCACAGTGGTCAACCACGAAAGACACCAGATCTTTCTCACTTTGTGTTTCAGGTGCTTCTTCTTCCATGAAATCTGTGTTGTAGTTTTCAGCCATATTTATTTCCTATTCAATGATTGTAGCTTTAGATGTAGGTAAAGTATTAGACAACTGGTTCATCATACGATCAAACATTTCTCGTTGTTCTGGAGTATAAGCAACTTGATTAAATTTATCAGACCATTGTTTAAATGGATAACCTCTAAAATAAGCTGGTAGACCTGTCATTTGTTCCCATTGCTCATAAGGACGCTTTTCGCCTTTAGAAACGTAATGTTCGTACTGTCCTTTTAATCTTTGTTTTTGTTCTGGAGACATTGATTGAACAAAATCATCGTAATACTGTTTGTATTCAGGGTCATTGTAAATAAGCCAATGACTTGTGACATCTCCTAATACATCAAGAGGTCTAACATCTTCATTATAAATCTCTACACCAAGTTTATTGATAGGTAATTCTCTAGGTCTTGGGTTATTTGGAGATCCTTTTTCATTTGGAGGATAAAACTCTAACATTCTTTTTTCTTCAGGATTAGGAGATATTTTGTACTCAATTCCTAAATTTCTAAGAGCAGGATACATTTCCATTGCTTGTTCAAATACGTCTCTAGCCATATTAATATCCTGATATCCAATCTAAGGGTTCGTATTCATCATCTAAATCTTCAAAGTACATCACTGCGTTAGCTATCTGAGCAATTAAACTTACTGAGTCAACCATATCATCATGTATTCCTGTGGTAGGAAAGTTGAGTAGCTCGTCTTTAAACTCTTTAACCCAGTCACCATCACAAAGCTCTACCTGCTTATGCTCAAACCTACCCTGCAAAGCACCTACGACTCTGTCTACTTTACTTCTGTTACCTATCGCTATTTCTTCTATTCTTGGGTATATGTTTTGTTTTAACATCATCTCGGTTAAGTAGGGCATAACAGCTCTCATCAAAGAACCTTTTTCTATTCCAATTACCTGAATGCCGTATAACTGGGTGTGCTTTAGGATTCTCTCGCATACTTCCTTAATATCCCACCTTCCTGCATCAACCTTATCTACCCACCATTTATTATCATCTCCTACCTTGACAATAGCTATAGACGTTTGGTCTAGGTACTTCTTCTTGTTACTGGCTTGCTTCGATACGTTCTCAAAACCTGCCAAGTCAACAGCCATGTAATAAGTACCATTCTCTGGTTCTTCTTCTTTATCTTTTATTATCACCCAGTCTTCTTTAAATATATCTGACTGTGGTGCTTCAAAGTTAGCCATAAACTCTTGTCTAAATGCAAACGTAGACATAGTGTCTTTAGCTACTTCAATCTCTTCTTTATCTAACAGTGGGTTATCAAAGCTAGTGAAGTGCCACGACTTCCAATCCTTTACATCTTTTTTCTTACCCAGCTTGTAGAGATCGTAGAAATGATTACGTCCCTTTGGTGTACCTATAAATACACACTGACCCTTCAAGTCAGCTAACGCTGGTCTAAGAATCTGCTCAAACACTGTAGGCTTAATATCTGCATACTCATCGAGTACAACAAACTTTAAAGCTACACCTCGCATCGTCTCAGGTCTGTCAGCACCTTTTAACGATATGACAGAACCATTAATCAATGTTAACTGCATATTATTTACATGGCTGCTCGCTATCACTGGATTACCTAACTCCAGTAGCTGTTGCCACATAATGTCTCTAGCCTGTTGCTGCGTAGGGGCTATGTACCAGACATGACCCTTATCAGCCTCTAACGCAGAAACTATAAGTCTCCACGCAGCCAGTCTACTCTTACCTGTCCTACGACCAGCAGCTATGACCTTAAACCGAGACTTATCTGTCCAAACCTCTTGCTGCCAAGGAAGTAAACTAATCTTCAGGTCTGACATTTTTTATAAACGATACCCAATGAGTATTTGCTTTTTTTCCAGACCTATGCCCATACAAAGGTTTTTGTGTCGTTAATTTTAAAACTTCTTTTAAAGGTATGTCTACTTCATTCCATTTAAATATTAATGTTCCGTTTTCTTTTAAAACTCTAAAACATTCAGCAAAGCCTTTTGTTAAATCTTCTTGCCATGTTTCTTTATCTAATGATCCGTAACTAAAACCAACAACAGATTTTAAAGACATGTTTCTTCGATGAGGCGGATCAAACACAACATGATAAAAAGATTCATCTTTATATGGCATATCTCTAAAATCGTGTATTTGATCTGGCTTAACTTCTTTTTTACCAGAATAGAAATCCCATGAGCGTTCCTCTTTTCTTTTATCTGCGTACAAACATCTTTCATCTTTTTTATCAAACCACATCATTCTACCGCCACAACAAGCATCTAATACTGGTTTCATATATTTTCTTTCGTTACAGTCTCAAATTCTACATCAGTTACTTCCTCATCAATGACTTCAGCTTGTTTATCACCTACCATTGATATCTGAATGTTGACACTACCTCTACCTGCATCTTTACCCTTGTCAAAGTAGGACATCGGCAGCACTCGATCAATACACATCTTCAAACAAGCCACCTGATCTTTGTCATCATTATCAAGAGCCTTAGTAATGATCGTGTTAATCACAGTCTCACCGCTAGTAGCTAATAGCCTAGCATGAAACTCTTTTATTCTGGACGCTTCTCCAGCAGGTCTGCCAACCCTATTCCTTTTCTTTTTAGCCTCAACCTCAGTCTTTCTCGGTCTACCGCGACCCCTTTTTTTAGGGACATTATCTTTATCAGACAAATGTTTATCCTCTAATTAGATATCTATGTAGGTTTAGAGGGTTAATGACGGTAATCATTGTTCATAATTCCTCTTAGGCTACATAAAGGAGGTATCCTAGCATATTTTACTTATTCTTGTATGCTTTTTTTTTGTAGGGTACTTATTCTCCTTAGTTCTAAATGAGCTTATCAGTTCTTAACGTCCGTTAACGTCCCTTAGCGGTTCTTATTCGTACCCATACCTAGACATTATCCTTCATTTTCACTTTTTTTGTGTCTGTTAGGGTGTTAATTATATAACACTCAGAGTGACAGACTATCCCCCCATCAAAGTTATCCACAAATTATACAAAGTTATCCACAATCTGCTAAATGAGAATGATTCTTATTTAACTTTGTAAATGATAATGATTCGCATTTACATAGCTTTAAAAGTTATCCACAATTCATCCACAGGTTATTAACATTTTATCCACAGGGGGTTTATTGATCTGGGAGGAGGATGTGTTTGCGAAGTAGCCTCATAGAACTCCACAGGATCACACAAGACTCCACAAATCTACACAACAGGGCTTGACATTAACGCAATTATCGGTCACTAAAAAATAACTAGGAAGTTTACATAATCTGTTGATTTATTTATGCTTTAAAGGAATAAGTAATATGCCTAAATAAATTGTTTATTTGATACGAAAATGCTTGACTCAAAATAAGAGTACTTTTAGAATAGAGGTGTGGTAAGGGAATATTAATTAATAAACAAGGAGAAATAAAATGGCAAAACTTACAGTGAAATACGAATGCAAAGCGTACAAAATCTATGAAGCACCTAGCAAGTACAAAGACAATGATGTTATTGCAATCGCATACGAGTCAAGAAATCACGGAACTCTACATCGTCGTTACACTTTAGGTAGTGTTGCTCGATACGCAATGGATAACTGCGAATGCCCAGTCTCGGCAATTAAAATATGCAAAGAACGTGGTCAGCCTCTTCACTATGCAATCCCAAAAGAAAGTACGCTTACTAGCCATGAACGTCCACAAGAAATTGCATTCTTGCAAAAGCACGGAGATAAAATTAAGTTTCATGGTAAGACTTTTGAG